ATCCACTAAATCCTCCTCCTCATCCTCCTTTTTAGTTATAGGTAATGGTATTTTTACATCGTCAAATGAATCTAATTTTTTTGGTTGTAATGGTGGGTCCAATAAAAATCGTTGATTAATCCAACTTCTTAATTCATTTTCAACAAAGAATTCAGGTACCGCCTCATCATCAGGTTGTGTAGATGCGATTTCAGATATGTGATAAGCAAATTTTAATTTATTTTCACTATTCATTAAATTCATTAGACCGTCACTTATAAAGAATATTTTACTAAAAGGGTCAGATGGGTTTATATCTCCCTCAGCAAAACTAAACATTTTCATGATTGCTTTTGCCCACCAAGATTTATATGATGGAGTTTCTTTTAATGTTGGTCCAAATAACTTATTCGCGGCTCTCATTGCTGAGGTAAACATTCCAGCGACGGCAATCTGTGGTATAAACCAAGGCATTAAACGTATAAACGCTTTAAATCCACCTTCGCCGATATGTTTAGCTAATCTTTTGTTTTTGGCACTATCAACAATACTCTTTAATTGTCCGAAAGTTATTGGTCCTTGAGCGTTACAGAACTTTTTAGAGTCGCAAATACTTTTAACTACTTTAGTCGAAACATTAACGTCACCCCCTAATTCCTCTAATACTAAGTTAACTAACTTATCTATTGATTCATTTTTCTTTTTGTAATTCTTCACTTTAATTCTTGTTGGTTTTTGACCTTTTCCTGTTTGAGTATCTTTCTTTTCTTTTTCTCGTTTTCTACGACAAGCCGAGTCTTTATCTTTCTGAGACATTTTACCTGCAACGCCCGCACCTCTACATACCGGGTACGCACCTTTGTCGGCATCTCCACGACCACATGGTGGGTGACCACCACCTTTTTTCTTTTTACAAATATTAACCCAAGGACCCTTTGGTTGTTTGGAACCTTTCTTTTTTTTCTTCTTTCCAAACCAAACGGCTAAATCTTCTGTTAAAATATATTCACTCATACTTGATTATTACTATACTTCATTTATCTATTAATAAATATAACAAGAAATAAACTTATTCATTAAATAAAAAAACAAAATGGCTAAAGCTAAAAAGACAACGTCTGACGAGACAACGAAACCAACAGCTAGAAAGACTAGAACTAAAAAAACTGAAACTAAACCTGTAGAGGAAAAGGTAAGTGAAGTTTTAGAAGGTCAAGGTACCGAACAATCTGTTGATGAACAACCAAAACCTATTGGAACATTATTTGACACTATAAACTATACTAATCTTCAAGATTTAGATAAGTTTGTACAGAACTTAAATGGTGACCAATCATTGTACTGTGTAGTACACGCAGCTAAATCAGCACACAAACGAGGTGCATTTAGTATTGAAGAGTCTGAAGTGATTTCAAGAGCTATCAGAGTGTTAACTACACCTCCTGAGGATAAAGAAAAATCAGTTCCTGACCCTGAAGTACACAAAGCAAATTAATTAAATTAAAAAGGGACGTTGTCCCTTTTTTTATGCAAAAAAAATACATTATGACTAGAAGTGAAATAAGTACTAAAATTGTGAAAAATGAAATGATTATGATGAAGGCACGTAATAATGGTCATAAACCAAATGATGGTGATAAGTTTCAACCATTAAGAATTGAAAATGAAATTTTAAGATGTATGTATTTTGGGGAAGACTCCCCTCATTGTATTAGAAATTATACCAATAAAAAAGGGGACCAATAAGGTCCCCTTTAATATTCCTATTAAGATATATTATCTTAAAGAGTTCAAGTCAAATGTTCTAACACCATCAACTACGATTCTACCATAGAAACGGTTATTAACCATTTTCTTAGCGTATCTCGTCATAATACCCTTTATCGGAGTAAAGTTGAACGGGTTATACATTGTAGGTGTCAACTGTAATGGTACATACGGTGCGTAAACGTACCCTGTATCCAATAATGAAGAACCTTTATGTCCCAATAAAACAGTGTTTGGTGGGAAGTAAGGGTCTCTGTACACTTGGTATCTACCTGATAATGTACCTACTCTTTCAATACCCATGTTGTATTGGTCTTGGTCTGGAGCCGCATTTGATACGTGGAAGTATTCCAAGTCATCAAAGATAGCTGAAATTTCCGAAGAAACAACAATCCAGTTAGCTCCACCTCTTAATGTAGATTTGTGAATTTGAGCTGAGATTTGGTTAATCGCAGTAATCAATGTCTGATTCCAGTCTTTTTGGTTATAGTTAACTGAACCATTAGACACTCTCTTCCATCCGTTGTAATCCCAACGTAATGTCCAAGCCGCACCTTTTCTTAAGTCTCTTAAGATTTCACGGTCAATTTCAGCAGCCACTTGTTCTGATAATAAAGCTGTTAATTCAGCCTCAGCATCAATGTTATGGAATGCAGAAACATCTTGTGCTAATTCTGGAGACCATTGTGCTCTTAATTTTCTTTCTGTAACCGATACAGTAACTGCATCAAGGTCAAAAGAAACTTCACCCATTTGGTCTTCGAATTCTAAGTCAGCATATACTCTGTAAGATGCTTTGAAGTCACCGTCTACTACACCATTTGCGAATGTCGTACCTGTATAACCATCGATTGAACAGTTAGCACATCCTTCAACAGGTAATGAAGTATCAATTGATAAATAGATTACACCGTTAGCTGTACAAATATCATCATACTTACCACCTGGTCCTTTATTAGGGTCAAAGTAGAAGTTAGTTTGAGCTTCGTTACCATACTCAACGATACCTTTACCATACTTCTGTGTTACCACGTTAAAGTTAAAGAAGTCTTTACCTTTACTTACTTCTAATGATGCTAAGAAATCTTCAGTATCTTGTTCGTTACCTGTAGGTCCGATTAATTTACCTTGACCTGCAGATGAGAATCCTGTTAATGCTACCAAGACTTGTCTTGTGTTAGCTGTGTAGTCACCAGCAGCTCCTACCATTGTTGAACCACTCCATTTTACTGGGTCTAAATCCCTTGTAAGACCTGAAAATGCTCCTTTAGAGTAATCGAATAACCCAGCTGGGTCTGAATTCGGTGCAGAACCTTCGTAAAATCTATCATAAAGGTTTTTACCACCATCATAGTTTTCTTCAGGACTTGCTGGTCCATTAGGTGCTCCGAAAGGTGCAACATGTGTTCCATCAGCATTTCTGTTCTGAATTTTAGGTACAAAGTAGAATAATTTACCGATTGGTAAGTTCATCGCTTGTACTGATACGATATCATTAGCTAATAATTTAGAGAATACTCTTCTAATGATAGGGAAGACTACTGTTTCAAATGAACCTGAGTTATCTGAAGCAGATGCTTCGTTAATTAAGTGAGACGCTTGGTTTTCATATAATTGTGCCATGTTCTCTTTTACGTGACCTTTAAGACCCTCTAGGAATCCTAATTTGTCCCATTTGTTGATTGTGTCTTCTTTGATAACTTTAAGGTGTTTTAACCCAATATTACCAACAAGACCTGATTCTAATAATGCTCCCATTTTAGTATTTGTTTTTTTTAAATTTTATTTTTGAAGTTTACCCATTAAATCCTTCATTCTCATGAACTGAGGATTTTCGTAAGTTTTACTTTCGATAAGATTTGTAGCAGAACCTTTAGATGGTGATTTCTGTACTTTAGATGCAACTGATTCAGTTACAACTGCAGAACTTCCTTTCGAGTCTAAATCTTCTTTTACAGTCTTATAAAGACTTTTCGATTCCTTGATTGTTTCAGCAGAATCAAAACGTCTTAAAATGTTTATTTTTTCTTGTTTTGTTGTCGAATGCTCAGTAAACAGTCGAGTAGCGTATGCTAGATTTGAATTGAAAACAGCAACTTCATTAAGTTTTTCTTTAAAGATGTTAAGTGCCTTACGGTACTCTTCATTTTTTTCTCTTAATTGTTTTACTTCTTTCTCAAGTGATTCATTGTACCTTGCTCTATTAGGAATAGAATGTGGTTTTGAAAGTCCTTTAGATTTATCAGAAGATGCTTTCTGTCCAGCAGCGTGACTTCTCACCATACCTTCTTTAGCCTCTTCGTAATCTTTGTGAGATTTTGAATCATCACCTTTTTTACCTCCGAACTCTTCATTAGATTCTTCATAATCCTTGTGAGATTTTGAGTCGTCTCCTTTTTTACCTCCATACTCTTCGTAATGTTCCTCTTTGTGATGTTCTTCAGCATCGTGGTGTGCGTCTTTTTTCAACTTCTCAATTTGTGAGTAGTCGTCTTCAGCTGCGTCACCATAATAGTTTCCGTCATCCTCTCCGAGTTCAATTTCATAAACTACTTCGTCTCCTTCGTTAGATTCTTCATAATCCTTGTGAGATTTTGAATCATCTCCTTTCTTACCTCCGTATTCTTCATTTGATTCTTCATAATCTTTGTGAGATTTTGAATCATCGCCTTTCTTACCTCCGTATTCTTCGTTAGATTCTTCGTAGTCCTTATGAGATTTAGAGTCGTCACCTTTCTTACCTCCGAATTCCTCCATTTGAATTTGATATTCAACATCAGCCTCATCATCTTTAAGTGTGATTTCGTCACCGTCTTGTGTAACAACGATTCCGTCTTCTTCACCCATAGCTTTAAAGACCTTAAGGATTTCTTCGTCAGATGCACCTGTAAGGTCAAGTGGTAAAAGAATTTCTTCTTCGTCATCCACTTCTAACTCATCACCTGGTAAATCCATCATAAGCATATCATCAGTATCAATTTCCATATCATCCTCATCCTCATCGGATTCGTCTTCAATGTCCATGTCAACATCTAGTTCCATGTCGTCTTCAATGTCAAGTTCGTCTTGTTCTTTTGTTTCGTGCTTTACAGATTTCTCCATATCGTCACCTTCTTCCATTTTTTCACCTTCCATTGCTTCAACAGACACTTCGTCTTCAATCTCTTCTTCATTTAGAGATTCTTTTACTAATTCACTGATTTCTTCCTTCATAGTAGAAGCAAGTATTCCTTTTGCATTCTCCGTAACGGCTTCCTTCAAATTTTCCATTTGTAGTAGCGCTTCTTCAACTAAGTTTTGTTTTTTTTGTGCCATTTTAGTTATTTTTTTGCAAAATGTTTATTTATAGTTTTTATAATAAATATACACGAATTAAAAAAAAATCACTTTATAAAACAATAGGCAAAAAAAAATCGGGGTTTACCCGATTTTAATTTTATAATATGTATGTGAAGTATTACTCGATTACTTCATCAATTTTACTTTCGACACATGCAGATATTCTCCAATCGTGAGTAAAACCTTCAAAGGCTTTAGTAACTTTAGCCTCAACATCTGTTACGTTAAAACCTTTAACTAATTTTTCTTCTCTGATTTTTTTAATCTTACCTGAATGCTCGTCTGGCATATCATACTGAATTTTTGCTACAAAATACTTTTCTTCCATTTTATTTTTTTTTCTTAGTTTTAATTAATATCCTAAATAATCGGTTAATTTTTTCATTAAGTCAAGTGATTTGTCTAAACCTTTTTCAGGTTCACCATTTACACTTCTTTGTTTTGTCTCTTCTTCAATGTTCTCATCGTACTTCATTCTATCATCTTGATTAAGGAATAAGTAAGCTCCTGGTGTTGATGGTGAAGATACTAAATCAAAACAAATTAATTCAAAATCGTCCTGCACTTCATTCCTTTCACCTTTTTTAACTAAAGAACCTACACCACGAGATGATACCCCCATAGTGACTCCCTGTCTCATAAGATTTGCTGCTTGGTCTCCCGGACATGATACAACACCTGTTTTATGAAAACCTGGTGATGTCAATAATTTTATTTTACCCATTAGAACATTACCTTCCCACCACATATCAGTTATCAAGTGCGATACACGGTCTAAGTCGATAAGTGACGATTCAGGGTGATTAAGTTCTGATATCGATAATCCTTTCTTTATTGCCTCTTGGTATTTTTCACCTTCTCTCCTTAATATTGATTCGGGATATATTCTACCGTTTCTATTTGGTGTGTCGTATTTTTGTAATACTGCGTAAAACTCAAAAGGTTTAGAATGGTCTAATTGACCGTATGATTCTTTTATAATATCGGCGTTACGTTTATCGTTTGGGTTTATAAAACCGGCATCCCACTCAATTAAAATCCCTTTACCCGTATCATTTGGTCCTAATATTTTCATATCTTTTATTTTATAAATATGCTACGTTTAGTATTCCATCGAGATAAAAACGTCCCATTCACTTATTCTAATTGGAGTTACTCTTAATAATTGGTTTATTTTGTCACTAACGAATATCTTATATTCTGTTGTTAAAACAGAATCGTCACCTTCTCCTGAGAAAAAAACGTAGTTATTCGCGAAGTCTGTAACTTCCTGTCCTTTATAAATTACTTTACCAATTTTAACCCGAACACTTATATCTTCGTCTTGAATATCACCTTCTATCATAACACTACTTGGTAAAATAAAAGTATCCCCATAACCAAATTCATATATAAATTTTTTAGGGTCTATAAGATTATTAAGATTATCTACAAGCGTATTTGCTTCAAATAATCTTAATAATTGACTTTCATTAATTACGACTTTCATTTAGTTGTTTTAACTATAAATAGATTAAACAGACTGTTTTTTAGTTTTATGTAGTATAAAATATTTTGATTTCATTAACGGATACCCATATAATGTATTAACTATTTGTTTTATCCTGTCTCTAAGTATCAACGATTTAAAGTCTATTTGTTCTTTTACAAATAATGTTACCTCTAAATTCATAAAACTTCTTTTACCTAATTGTATACCACTACTTCTTAAATCTAAATCGACTATGTTATGTTTTTCAAATAATAACGGGTCCACCGATTCTAATAAGTGATGTTTAATGTCCCTCTCTAACATACCTGTCGTTCTAACCCAATTATGAGCCGTCATTGTTGGTTCCACCCAACTTTGTATGAGAATATAAACTGATTTTAATTTTTTTGCATCTACTGTTCCATAACTACATTTCGCGTTTTCGTATCCCGTTAATTGGGACGTTTTTCCTTTTTTCATATAAATTCATAATATCTAATGTTTATTTGTTCGTTAAAAATATAACCATAAAAAGTACGATTGTCAAAATATTGATAAGTTGAATATATTTATTATAATAAGTCATATATGTTAATAATAGAAATAGGAAAAAAAGAAAATATCGAAAGAGCCTTAAAAAGGTATAAGAATAAAGTTTATAAGACTAAACAGTTGAATAGGCTTCGAGAGGAAAAAGAGTTTACTAAGAAGTCTACTAAGAGACGTAAACAAAAACAAAAAGCCATTTATATCCAAAAAATAAAGGATTCAGAAATCTGAACCCTTTTTTTATTTTATATATGTAATTTAAAGTTATAAACCGTGTTCTAATTGTTTTAACTTATAAAGTGAAGTTAATGAAATTTCGGACTCATTAATATGACTTATAGTCTGATTTACTTTTTCATGTAAATCTTCATCATTCGATTCATTAATTTTTTCAGTTAATTTTTCTAATACAATACTTTTAGAATTTACAATCTCTTCAGCTAATTCAGTTTTAGAGAGTGATAAAAGAGCCTTTAATTCTTTTTTATCTTCCTCACTGATATCACCATATTCCTTATTAAATGTGTTTGTTGCTATTTTTAACATAGAACTTAAAGGAATGTTAACTGATTCGTTAATTTTCACATCCTCTTTATTTTCACCTAATAACTTTTTTATATTATTTTTACACTCTAAAACTTCTTCTAAGTTTCTAACCGAGTTATTATAAACTACAGTATCAATATCGGTATAGTTGTTATCTGAATTATTTTTTAATCCTTCAGAAACCCACATATTAATTTCTTTAATTTTTTTATCCTCAGTAGTTAATATATCTTTTATTGTTTCAATACATTCATTTACGTAGTCATCAACAATTTCTTTGGATAAACCTTTTTTCTTGGAAAGTTCATCATAAAGAAAATATGCTTCAGCAAGTTTCTCGTTCTCAATTACATGATTTTTAAATGACTTCATATTGGTTTTAAACGAATTTTTACCATATGACTTAGTCATTAAAGATTCTATATTTGATTTTATTTGTCCGAATTTATTCATAACGTTTTTATTATAAATATTAGTCATCTAGTAATGTTCTTAGTTCATCTTCAATTTTACCTAAAGAAGCTCTTCCTTTCGATAAGTCAATTTCGGATATACCATTAATCATATCATTTTCTAATATCATATTTAAATCTTTTTCTGTAGTACTTTCAGGTGTAACCTCAGCTGCCGCTTCACCACCCGTATCTGTACCACTATCACCTAAATCACTACCTAAATCACCA